ACAGTTTTGAGAAAAATGTTCCAACATAACCTTCGACTTGACCAAGTTGATCTAGTTGTTCTCTTAAAATCTCTGCATCTTTCAACTCAGCAAAATGTCCGTCTTTCATAAAGTCATATTGAATATGTTCTTTGATGTCATTCCATTCTTCAATGTTAATAACATTTTTTAAAACTAATTGTGTTTTTAAAATGTCATTGAATAATGGTGTAAACTTTTTTCTAATTCTTTGAACAAACTTTGAAAATTTAAGTTCGTCTCTAGTGATCTCAGTGGTTCTACCTAAAGAAAAGTTTTGCTCTGCTTCTAATCTTGAGATTGGAACATTAAGTGAACGATAAAGTTTTCTTTGGAAATAAATTATATCCTCAATCTCACCTAAGTTAGATCCACCTGGTAGTGTAGATATTTCTGTTCCTCTACCACCTTCTCTTCTTGGTAACCAAAAATCTTCAAGCATTGACATGTGATTTCTGTCATCTCTAATCTCACCAGTCTTTGCATCGTAAACAAGTTTGTTACGATATCTTTGCATCACATCTTTTAGATATTGTTCTGCTTTTACTTTTGGTAAATTACCTACGTCTATGTAAAATATTCTTCTCTCTGGTGCTCTTGATATTCTGTAAATAACAAGTGAGTCCTCAATCATTCTTAATTGATTTACAGGTTTGATTGCTTTGTGAAGATATGATAAAACTATATTTTTATTTGCATCAGTCAAACCAGATACACAATATGTGATTGCATCAGGTGATATTCTAACACCTTGTGTTGAATTCATGTTATGTCCTTTTTCATTATAGACATAATAGTCAACTGCTTTTTTAATTAGTTCTGGCCCTGTTGCCTTTGGTTGTTTTGTAACTTCTTTTACTTTTTTAATTTTTCTAGGATCAATGTATCTTACTTCTTGTATACCTACTCTCGGATTTTTATTATCAATAATTTTATGATAATAGATTCTGCCATCAATATACCACCTTCTAAAAATGTCATGACCTTTTGTATCAAAATCTAAAAGTTGTAATGTTTCATCAAAACACTCTCTGATTTTATCTTTAACATTTTTTCTGTATGGAAGTTGATCAAGTATGATGCTGACTGATTGATCTCTTTCGTTAGAGACTATTGCCTCGTTTACGATATCCTCAATCGCACTGTCACACTCTGGTTGTTGTGATATGTCTCGATAACGCTTGATAAGATCATACTCGCTTCTGTCTCTTCCGTCTTGATCTAAGACAGTAGCGTAGTGGCCCCCACCTGCGACTTCGACTGTTCCGTCATCAGATGAGGC